TCAAAGATGGATGGCAGTTATGCTCCTACTAAAGTAGCGACAACAGATACAGACGGCAAAGACAGGCCAATTATCGACTTATCTAAATATGACGACAGCGAACTTAGACTACTTATTGACTTGCAACGTAAGGGCGGAGTTGGCGAGGCGTAATATGCTTGACTTTGTAACGTATGTCAAACCTGACTATCAGGTAAACTGGCATCATGAACTTCTTTGTAAGTATATTGACGACTTTGTTAATAAAAAAATCAGAAGGTTAATGATTTTTATCCCTCCGCAGCACGGAAAGAGCCAAATAGTATCACGTTCTTTACCGGCCTTCATATTAGGCAGGAATCCGAAGGCAAAGATAGTATTAGCGTCATATTCTGCCGACTTGTCTTCATCATTTAACAGAGATTGTCAGCGCATTATTGAAAGTGAGGAGTATCAAGAGGTTTTTCAAGATACTAAGCTGAATGGTAAGTCATCGACAGAGAAAGGTAGCTGGTTAAAGAATACTGATATTTTTGAAACGGTAGGTCACGGCGGATTTCTGAAAACAACTGGGGTAGGTGGTTCATTAACAGGGACACCGGCTGATTATGCCATTATAGACGACCCAGTTAAAGATAGCATTGAGGCTATGTCGCCGACTTATCAAGTGCGGAACTGGAATTGGTATAATGATGTATTATTTACGCGGATACATAATGACAGTAGTATTCTAATCACGCAGACGCGGTGGGATGTCCGCGACTTATCCGGCATGCTGATACAATCAATGCAAGATGGTAGCGGTGAGCAATGGACGATATTATCACTACCTGCAATTAAGACGGATAACAGCAACCCGGAAGACCCGCGCGAAATTGGTGATGCGTTATGGCCGCAGAGACACAGCAAGGAGAAACTCATGCAGGTTAGGTCGCAATCAATAAGGACATTTGAAAGCCTATATCAGCAGAACCCACGCCCTACACAATCGGGAGGTGAGTATTATCATCAATTCAGACAGGAAAGACATACAAGAGAACATCGTTATAACCCTGCATTACCGCTACATATCACATTTGACTTTAATACAAATCCATACATGACCTTATGTGTTTGGCATATTGATGGTAAGAATGCGTACCAAGTTGATGAGATATGCCTGCCAGCCCCGCGCTCAACTACTAAGGACACATGCAATGAGTTTAAAAGAAAGTACACCGGCCACACAGGAGGGCTTTTTATATACGGAGACCCTTCAGGCAAAAAAGAGGACACGCGAACAGAAAGAGGGCATAACGACTTTAGCATAATCATGTCCGAGTTATCCGAGTTTAGGCCTTCATTGCGATTGCTGACAAAAGCCCCATCCGTTGTCATGCGCGGCAACTTCTTGAACACAATATTTGAAAGTAATTACGATGGAATATCAATATCAATCGGTATAAATTGTAAAAATACAATAGCTGATTACTTATACATAAAACAGGATAGCGACGGCACTAAACTGAAAGAGAAAGCGAAAGACATGGCCACCGGCGTTACTTATGAGAAGTACGGCCACACATCGGATGCTAATGATTATCTGCTGTTGTATGTTTTTGCGGCGGAATATGCAAGGTATCTCAAAGGCGGCCGCGATAGCATGCCAACAATAGGGCGCAACGTATCAAAGAATAACTACTAAATTTGTGTGCTACTTATTGATATTAATGAACGATAATAATTAATTTTGGCTTATGTACTTAGTTCCATTTGATTATCAGAAACAAATACAGGATGTTAATTTGCAGCAGATTATCAGCGGTAACAGCTATGTATTGACATCTGCACAATTAGCAGCAGAAGCGGAGGCTAAGTCTTATCTACGCCAAAAGTACGATGTAAATGCAGAGTTTACAGATACCAATGAATGGGATAGTGGCAAAATATACAAGGCAGGGGATAGAGTGTATAGTGGTTCAAATATCTACTATGCTGCATATCCTGCCGATAAGTTTGACCTATACGCGGCATATAATGTTGGGGATGTAGTTTTTTATAAAGATAAAACTTATAGATGTAAATCTGCCACATCATTAATACCACAAGAGAACGCGATACAATATGGTACTTATCAGAATTTACCTTATTTAAACACATTCCCTGATGCGCCAAATCAATCGCAATGGACAGACTTAGGGGTGTATAGTGTGTCGGCAGGTACTCCACTAACAGATGCTAAGTGGGTGAATGGAGACAATAGAGACCAACAAATGGTAATGTATTGCATCGACATCTGCCTATATCACATCCACAGCAGAATAGCACCAAGAAATATACCGCAGCTTAGAATAGATAGATATACAGCAGCTATTGAGTGGCTAAGGATGTGTGCAGAGGGCGGTGTAACTCCTTCTATGCCGGTATTGCAGCCAAAGTCAGGTGGCCGCATCCGTTACGGCGGCAATATTAAAAATGTCAACGGCTACTAATGAAAAAAAAGAAATTCTATAATAAGATATCACAGGCTAACCCTGTTGTAAAGAATGCTACCGGATATATCTCAAGCATGCAATTAACACGATTGCGGCATGATGTGGCCATGTGGCGCGCGGCAGTCGGTGAGGCGGAAATGGATTACTATCCGCAGCGCATTAAAATGCAGCGGATGTACCGTGATACCGTGTTAAATGGACATCTGCATGCATGTATGTCTCGGTATCGTGATTTAGTGCTATTGAAGGACTTTGAACTTAAAAATGGTAATGGAGAAGAGGACGAAGTAGCAGAGGAAATATTTGAACAGGAATGGTTTTATAACTTCCTTAATTACGCCATTGATGCTCAATTTTACGGCTATTCTCTTATATCATTGGGTGACGTGATTAACAACGCATTCCCTAATTTGGGAATGGTTCCAAGAGAACACGTATCGCCGGACAGAAAAAATGTTACAAGTTACCTGTATATGGTCAGCGGCTTGCGGTTTGATATTCCACCTGTAAGCGACTGGCACGTATGGATACCTACGCACAATGAGTTAGGCACTTCTGATTGTGGGTATGGGTTATTATACAAGATAGCTATTTATGAGATACTTCTTAGAAATCTGTTGGCATATAACGGCGACTTTGTAGAGATGTACTCACAGCCATATCGCGTTGGTAAGACAATGAAAACTAATGAGGATGAGCGCGCGGAATTTGAAGCCGCTATCCGTGCAATGGGGAGTGCAGGCTATGCGCTTATCGACCCTACTGACGAAATCGACTTTTTAGAAACGGCATTAGGTGGAACAGGATATCAGGGATATGATAATCTCGAACAAAGGTTGGAGAAAAAAATATCTAAAATGACATTAGGACACGCCGATGCAATGGATAGTGTACCGGGAAAATTAGGTGCAGGTGTAGGGGATGATAACCCGGTGGCTAAGGCCTTATCTGATAAACAGGTGGCATTATGCAGGTTTATTGAGAACGTTGTAAACGATCAATTGTTGCCAAAAATGAGGGCTTTGGGCTTTCCTATTGCTGACGATGTTGTTTTTGAGTTTGGCAATGATGCAGAGCATGAGGAGAAAAAACAGAACAAAGTTACATTTAGCAAATCGGTAGCAGAAGTGGCGCTCGCAATGAAGAACGCTGGGTTAATGATGTCTCCGGAGTACTTTGAGGAAATGACCGGCATACCGACGGTCGCAATGCCAGCACAAATGCAGGATGTTGTAAATATTCAGAATGTTCAGAATAAGCTGAATAAACTTTATGGAGTATAGCGATAAGCAGATAGAATCATTGTTGGCCGGTATCTATTCAGGTATTTATACTAATGCGGAATTGCCGGAGGACTTGTATTTTGCCATTGCTAACTACCTAAAAAAAGGGGTTTATTCAGGTTACGGCGGTGCATTAGCGGACTTTTCACCACTAAGTAGGGATTATGCATTGCTAAGGGAGTTGAGAGAGAATATTTACATTTTCAGCGGTGCAAAAACATACCAAGAGGTGAATGTGATGTCATCATTCCTGACATCCAACGGCGGGGTAAGTTCTTTTAAAGACTTTAAAGAAAAGGCAACGGAGGTCTACAACACATACAATAAGACGTGGCTTCAAACGGAGTATAACACGGCGGTAGGGCAAGCGCAAATGGCGGAGCGGTGGTTGCAGATTGAGGAGCGTTCAGATATACTGCCATATCTTACTTATGATGCTGTAATGGATAAGAACACGTCAGAGATATGTCGCGGATTAGATGGGATAACGCTACCGGTTAACGACCCATTTTGGAAGAAGTTCAGTCCTCTTAATCATTTTAATTGCAGGTGTGTATTACGGCAATCTGATGACGTAAAAGTGAGTAGTAAAAGAGAGGTGAAAGAAGCGCGCAAGGTGGAAGAAAATATGCAACCAATTTTTGTTATGAATCCCGGCGTTGACAAGGTGATATTTAGCGACAAACACCCATATTATGACATAGCACCGAAAGATAAAGAATTAGCAAAAAACAACTTTAACCTACCTATACCAAGTAATGATTAATTAGTTATATTTACAACATGGCAAAAAAAAATAGAAACGATTACAAGCCTACCGGAGTATTAGCGGTGGATATGGTAGCTAAGTGTAAGGCATTCTATGACCGCCAATATCGCGAAGTGAAAGAGGTGTATTTACGCCCTGACCTGTTTAAGCAGTTTTCGGAGTTCGTGAAGCGCACCGGAATTGAACACGATGGGCTTGAGGATATAGATTTTGACGACACAAAGGTAAAGTGTGGTCATGTTATCGGAAATAACCCAATGATTTATTATTTGAATAAAATAGAAATGGCGTGAGCAAATTCAACTTAGATAGGGTATATGCTAATTTTCAACAAATGAAAAGAGTATTACCTGTTAAGTTGGCCAATGCATCCGTGAACTATTTTACCGGCACATTTAAGGCAGAAGCATTTGACGGTAAAGACTGGCAGGAGGTGCAGCGCCGGATACCTGGAACTAAACCATATCGCTATCCTAAATCCCGCGACTTAGGCCGCAGAACACGGAATATATTGATAGGCAAGGGTAGTGGAAGATTGCGAAGGGCGGTTCAGGGGTCATTAAAAGCGGCAACATGGCAGCAGGTAAAATTGGTTGTAGATGGGAGCGCGTTTCCATATGCCAAGCGTCATAATGAGGGATTGGACAACATGCCAAAGAGAACATTTATGGCAGATGCAAAACAACTGCAAAAGAAACAGATTGACATCATTAATAAAGAGATAGACAATATATGGCGTTAGTAGGCATACGGCAACCGGTAGAGGATATACTGACACATTTAAAGGCAATGAATGAGTTGTCATTTGTAGCAAAGTATAACAGCCAATTCGATAATCTCGAAGATGGAAGTATATACTCCTATCCGTTTCCGTGCGCATTCTTAGAGGTTGTATTGCCTAACTCATATCAACCGTTATTAGGCGGCGTTATGTCCGCAGACTTAGTATTTAGAGTACATTTAGGGGTTAATTTCTTCAATGATGCTGACGACCTTATGGAACAGAACTTTATTGTTTTTGACCTTAAAGATAAGATAGTACGCGCACTACATCTATTTAATCCGACTAATTGCAGTTCTTTAATTAAAGTCAGCGAGGAGCAGGATTACAACCATAACAATGTTTATCATTATACTATTGATTTTGCGACTACATTTATAGACACAGTAGCAAATCAGACAGACACAACGACCGGCGAGGTGATAGAGATTGAGGGTGGAACAATCGGATTAGATATTGATGTCGAATTGCAAACTTTCAACTATCTTAGATTAAATTTAATGGCCGGATTTGATGATAGTTTTAACGATGACTTTGATACGGGAGTAACCATTGAAGAAAACACATACGGGGGCTTATTATCACCTGAATATAACCAATATAGAGAATATTTAATATAATGGCACGGACAATAGATACTATACAAGCGCAGATAATTGCAAACATGCAATCTAACCCTGCATTAGCAGGACTTACATCCACATCCCGGCGCGCGATTTGGCGGAATATAACACGCGTTATAGCGATAGCAATAAACCTGTTAGAGCAGGTGATGGACTTGTTTAAGTCGGATATTGAGGTGTTAGTAAATTCAGCAGCACCGGCTACCGCGTCATGGCTTCAAAAGAAGTCTTTGGAATTTCAATATGATGCTACTAACCCACAGATTGTGCAGCTTGTCAACATGGCTCCGGTATATCCTATTATTGCACCGGAATTGCGCATAATTACACGTTGTAGCGTTAAGTCGGAGTTATCCGGTATCACACGAATAAAGGTAGCAAAGAGTGAGCCACCGGCGGCATTAAGTAGCGGAGAGTTGTCGGCATTTCAGGATTATATCAATATCATTGGAATTGCAGGTGTTAATTACATCGCACAAAGTACCGCAGCGGATAGATTATACATAGACGCTGATATCTATTATCAAGGTCAATACTCTGCAATCATTCAGCAGACGGTTATAGATGCTATCGAATCTTTTTTAGCTAATATTCCATTCGATGGAGTAATGAAAGTGGTGGATATCGAAAATACTATCCGTGATGTGGCGGGAGTTAATGACGTTGTATTAAAGAACGTTCGCGCCCGCGATAATGCTACTGCATTGGCAAGTTCACAGTATTTGGTAAATAATCAGCAGTTAATCAGCAGACTTTGGACAACCAATGCAGGATATATCATCCAAGAGGACACGACAGGTAGCACATTTGTAGACACATTAAACTTTATCAGTGAGTAATCCGTTATTTGATATTGATTATGAAGTAAAGGGGGTGGAACTATTGCCGCCGGATAAGCGCAAACGGCAAATGATTGCATTTATACAAGGCTTATTAGCGCCTATCCAGTGGCTTAGGGATTTATTTATTGAAGATTATGGTGATGGAAGTTCATCTGCACAATGGACAGCGTCTACTTATGGACGTGGGGCTGTGGTTCGCTATAATAAGTCGATATATGAGAGTTTGGAAGATGGGAATACGGCTACTCCGGCAGATGCTACTAAATGGGTAATGATACAAGATAATTTCATTGGTGTAAATGAGAGGGTGTTATTCAATGGTCAGAAAATAGTATTAGAATATGCTTTAAATAAATGGTTTTTTACTACGTTCCGGCAGCCGCCATTGGTATCAGATATTTACATCAGCGGTGCATTTAGTCTTATAAATCCATTTGTTGTCGGCGGCGTTGAGGCAGAGAGTTCAAGTGTATATACATTAGGTTCTACGGAGTATGTAATTGACGGATATAGTGTAACAACTCAATATAATTTTACTATCTTTATACCATCAGCGGTTTACACGGCATTAGCGGCGGATGCAGCGACAAGGGAAAAGATAGTGAGGGCATTTGCCGATAAGTATGTACCGGTAGGAATATTTTACGAAATTCAAACATATTAATAAATGAAGAAAATAAATACAAATAATAAGTGACTGAAAGTACATAGGCAAAAGTCAGTGCAATATCACTAAA